TAATGAACGTACTCCACTGTTTGACAGAAAAACAATGTCGCTTCCTGTGGTGTGGATGGTGTCTCGTCCAAGGCATCCAACGCTAGAGATAGAGTCACTCAACTGCATGGTTGCAGGGGTAGTGGCATTGGAATAGACAAGGATTTGACGCTGCCCAAAGATAAACAAGAACCCATTATGTGAAGCAAGTCCAACAATTTTGTCTGCGCCATTAGGCCAAACACGGCTTACATCCAATGTTCCTGAAGTTCCACCACTCCATATATGACCAGTTAATAGGTCAGAAAAAGTGATGGTTGTGTTGTCAGTGGTAGTGCTTGCTACCCAAAGGCGACCAAAAGCAGAAATGCCAATGTTTGCCAATGGCACAGTGCCTGTATAGCCAGTTTTCTCACTTATCCTGCGAAATGTCGTAGTGCTAACGGCAGGGTCATAAATCAGTGGGTCATGTCCCGTTTGAAAGAAGAAAGCAATGCCGTTCAAAGAGCATATTTGCCAATCATTTGCTGAGATTGTTGGAGCAGTGCCGCCGCCACCATAGGTCAATTCAGTTACTGCATTTGAAGTGCCAAGTTTGAATAGTTTTCCATTGCCAGCAAAAAGGATGGTTAAAGTTCCATCAGATTGCACTAATTCATGGATGACGCCAACATTGTTGGCCCCAAGTGTTCCGCTAGATGAATTTACTCTAGAATAACCTTTGCGAGCACCAATACGTCCATACTGGTCAATAACTGCATTGGTAGCAATAGATGCAAAGCCAGAAGCCAAGTCCAACGGGGAATCTTGGGTATTTAGCCCATAGAACCCTGGCGCTGATACGCTGTAGGACTGTAGTACTTGGCTCATGTTGCTACAAATCCATCGTAATCAGGAAAGCGAGTGCCTTCCAGCGCAATGTAATCAGAAAGCATTGACTTGTATAGCAAGAATGCTTCAGAAGAATTCATGGAGCCATCTTCTCCACGTTCAATCAATGCGCGAGCATATGCATTTTGAGCAACCAGTGTGTCTGGAACAAGGCATACGGTGCTATCAGATGACAGAGTAGCCTGTGGCACTGCCAATGAGAAAAGAAGGCTGTAAACGCCATCTGGACGAGGATACAACGTAACCTTGGCATCGTAACTTGCATCTACTCCATCAAATACATATTGGCTTGGAATGGTTGACGCTGGAACTATTGCGTAGTTCTGGTAGCGATTCATCTGCACAAAACTTATGTTTTCCAACGGAATATTGGAAGTAGAGTTGATAGCATCCAAGACCTGAAACTTCTGTCCAGCACCTGTCAAAGAATATTTGTAAACGCCAGCAGAAGTAGTGACAGTTATGTCCTGGCTAAGAACATTCCAAGGAAATGCATCTTCTATTTGTCGCTTGGCATCATTTACAAATTTTCCAATGAGAGATGAATAAGTTGTTGCGGAAACAGTAGAAACAGTTGATTCACGCAGTCTAGTAAGGACATCATTTACAAGCTCTAGATAAGTCATGTGCGTGTTAATCCTTCTTCTTCAAATGTCGCTATAAAGCTGAATGAGCTTGCAGCTTGTGTTGTAATTTTTAACTTATCGCCTTCTTCAAAAACAATGTAGGCATTGCCATCAAACTGAAGATAGTTTTTTGAAGCAAAATCATAAGAAGTCAATATATCAAGAGTGGTATTTGCACTAGCATCAAACCATTGAACAGTAATATGCTTGGTAGAGCCGCCTGTATTGTGTATATACATTACAGTAAATTTGGCGTAATAGCCCGTAGGACAGGTGTAGACTGTGGTATCTACTGCCGCTGTAGGACTAACGCCAACTGACAATGCTCTCATTTTTTGACCTTGTTCCTGCGAGTAATTGCCTTAGCCTTAGCCTTGGCATCTTCCTTGGAGGACGCGCCCCACGCTTCAAGCGAGAGCAGTAGACGAGTTGGTTTACCATCCTTCTGCTCTGGCCCTGGCATATTGCCCATCCGCGCTAAAAAGGAGGCCCGTCGAGGGTTGTCACCTGACTTTACTGGTGCTTTCAAATTGCCGCCAGTTTCGGCATTATAAGATGCTCTGCCCTTGGCATTTAAGCCGCCCTTTGGATTTTGACCAGCTTTTGTTTGCCAAGTTGGGGATTTCATCTATTTCACCTTTTTCACCTTCTTTGCAGTCTTTGCTGCCTGCTTAAAATCAGCAGCAGTAGGTGCGGCCTTAGACCCAACCTTGTTCATTTTTTCACCAGAGCCAGCTTTAATCCTGGCTTGTTTGGCGTGAATATTACTGTATAGGCCAGTTTTCATTTCATCTTCTTCATTGGCTTAGATTTACCAGCCTCAGACAATGCAATGGCAATGGCTTGTTTCTGTGATTTCACCAATGGGCCTTTTTTAGAGCCAGAGTGAAGTTCGCCTTTGCCGTACTCTTTCATTACTTTGCTGACCTTTTTTTGAACCATTGTGGGCTTTTTCATAGGCGCTCCTTAGTACAGAACTTTGGCGGTAATTGTTCCTGTTACATAAACAGTGCAATTTGCGCGTAAATAAGTTGGAGCATTTTGTACAGTAACGATGCCATTAGCAGTTAATGCTGTTCCAATGGTTGCCCAGTTTGTGCCATCAAGACTACCTTGCAATGCAACAGTAGCTGATGTAATGCCTGACACTTGCAAGAATGCTGGATTACCAGCGTCAATTTGCACTGCTGGAGATGCTCCAGTAGCGGTTATTGCGCTTAAAAGAGTGATGGGTGCTGATAGAGATGCCATTATTTACCTCGACCTGATTTTTTCATCATGTTAGTGGCTGTGCGCTGACCGCGAACAGGGAGAGACATTTTAGGTTTGCCAACTGCAACCATGATAGTCAGTGGCATAGCCTTTTTCTTAGGAGCAGCTTTTGCTGCTGGTTTAGCCGTTTTACCGTACATCATGCTTTGTCCTTAGTGATAGGCCCACCAGATTTCCACGCATCACAAGTACGGGCCGCTGCACAGGTGAATTGGAACAAGTCGCAATATCCAAGGTCTGCCGCTTTGATGAATTGCTGGTCATAGGACAAGCCTTGTTCATCCTTCTCAAGACCTTGAGTAATGCAAGCCATCATCTTGGGAGTCTGGATAAATGCAGCACAGTTTCCGCAACGCATTCCTTTGATTGAGTCGGTAGGAGCGTTATACATCTTGGCTTTCTTTAGCCAAAACGCATCATTTGCTTCATTGGGATTAGGAGGGCCATACCCATACTCTTTGAAGGCATGGTTCCTGTTTTTTAGGTTAATAGAAATATCCTGTGTAGAAACAGGGCAAGTCACACCAGAAAGCAGGCCTTCTTTCACCGTAGCACCTTAGTAGCAAAGAAAGTGACAGCACCACCAATTGCAGATGCTATTGACATCCCAACCCAGAGGCCACCTTTGCTTTGGTTCGCCATCTCAAGAAGCGTTTTCACATCTTTAGATAACTGAGAAACTTGCTCCTGTAGAGCCTCTACTTGAGCTTCTAGCTTTCCAAATTCTCTTGGACTAATCTCGGTCATGCTCTTGCACCTTTTTAGGACGGCCTACAGATTTCTTTTCTTCTTGTTTTAACGACTCTTCTTTAACCAGTTCGTATTCAGGGTGCTGCATCATAACTTCAATGTCGTATTGCGTATTGAAGTTGACAAAATTACCACTTACTAAACACTTGAACTGAGCCATAAAAATCCTTAAAACAAGAAAGGGGAGCAAGCCCCCCTATCTTTACACCATCCGTGCAATAACCAAATCAACGGTAGTCAATGCAATGTCAACGGCTCCACCAGTTGTGTTGGTGGTAGCAATGGTTACGGTGTCAGCAGCAGAAACATAAGCGCGGCGAACAAGTCCAGCCTCGCTTACAGCAACAGACATACCAATAACCATGTCACCAAGAATCACGCCTGGAACGGTAACAGTATCAGTGCCAGCAGCCTGGTCTGCAACAGATGCAGAATTCAAAGTGCAAGTAACTGACCAAGTATCAGAAAAAATACCACGGAATTGGTCATTTCCACGGCGGGAAACAACAGCGGTAGCAGCAGCCATATTTGTACTCCTTAAAAAAGAACCCCCCACCGTTAGGCAGGGGGATTATCATTAGCTTGGTACGACCAGGGCAAATGCTGCGGACGAGTTAGGCTCGCCAGCGGTGGAGCTATCACGCAGAGATTTCACACCGTACAGAGTATCGGCGGTCAGCAACGTAGCAAGGTACTCTTGCTTGTACTGAGTCTGAGTGCGAACACCAACTTGCTCAACCAAGACCAAAGCGTCTTTGTGGCCCATCAAGCAGACACGGGCAATTGCAGTGCCGCTTGCGGGGAACGCAGCGGTAGCAGATGCAGAGTCAGCGTTGCTGGTAGCAAAGACAGCCATGCCGTACAGTTGACCGATTTCGCCATTGCGGATGGCATCGCCATTGCCAACAAAAGCCTGCTCAGTGTAACGGGCAAGACCCATCAACGTATTGCGGCTTGAAGGAGGAATGATGAAAAAACGACCATCCATAGGAACATCGTTATCGTCCAGGCGCTGAATGGTGCGGCGAATAGCCACATCGGTCAGAGCAGAGGCGTTACCAGTGTTGGTATTGGCAGAGTAGTCAAAAGTGGTAGTGCCATCACCGCCAATGTAAGCAGCAGTGTAACGAGCACTTGCAGCCGTACCGCCATTGAAGTTACGACCAAGTTGAACCAAATCGCTATCAATTTGTTTCGCCAGAGCATAACCAGCATCAGCAGTATAGAACGAACGCAGGCTGTTCAGAGCTTGTGCTTCAACGATGTCCTCAATCAAGCGGCTATATTCATAGTGCTTGTTGATGGAAACGTCAACGGTAGTCTCAGTAGCTGCAATCAGGGTAACGGCGGTGCTTGCTGCTTTAGCAGAAGCAGTGCCACGATAAGGCGCAGGAATGTGAACGGTGTCACCTTTCTTGCCTTTGAAGCTCATCTTCGTAACCAGATTAGCCAGAACAAGATTTTTCTTGTAGGCCGCAACGATTTCATCAGACCAAATTTCAGGGATAAAGGTTGCTGCCGTAGTGGTAGTAACCGCAGGGGTAGGAAATGCCATGTTAATTCTCCAAAATCAAAAGTTAGTTACTTGACCCGTCCCTCTGCGTATGCATGCATGATTTCATCACTTAGTGCATCGTAGCGAGATGGGTCGGTCATTTTCAGCCGAATAAGGTCAGCCCTACGGTAAACCTTCTTTGAACTCTCTCCAGTTCCACCTGTATCAACTGACGCAGCTTTCATACTAGTAGCCCTAGCTGCTTGACCAGCTTGTTCGGCTTGTTTAGTCTTCACGCCACGCAATTCTTTATAGGTAGAAATCAGTTCGTTAGCCGAATCAAAGTCAAATTCACCATCTGCTCTTGCGTAGAGTCCCAAGCGAACAGGTGAAGATTTCACCCAATTCACAAAGTCCTGGTCTTGTGCAACTTGCACAAAATCAGGGTGAGCCTGCGCCAGCTTCTGCTGAATCTGAGCCTTCTTGAATTCG